GATCTAAAGAGTGTCATCATAACCATGTTCCCCATTAATGAACACATGTTCACAGTACGCGGACACAATCAGTATTGCACTACATCACGCCATACAATACAGTCTTAGTTAGTCTCAACTAACATGGCACCACACCACACAACATAATCCTAGTTAGTCTTGTCTAACACTACATTGAATAATGACCCGCCAGGCTCCGTAGTGGATTATGTGAAATTACAAAATACTTGTATTCTAGGATACTTGTGATATAATATGAGTGTAAAGAAAGAGAGGGACACAAAAATGAGTGATAAGAGATTTAAAAAATTATGTAATTATTTTTATTCAATAAAAGATGAGTGTATAAAATTGATGTATGAATGTGATAATGTGGATGATGTTAACCACATATTTAATGAATACACTAGTGAATTATATGGAGGTTATAATGTTGGTTTTATGTTAACCGATTATGAACATGAAAGATCTAAACTATTAATTGTGTTTGATGAGTGTTTGAGTTTAATGCGTTTTAAATGTCTGTTATATATGAATGTATTAAATGATGATGATTTGTTTTAGTAATAATGTAGGTTGTTAATATGGATGATCTAGAAAGATTTAAACGCTTAATTAGTAGTGACACGATCTCTACTTTGTTAGAAACATATGGGTTGTTATTTCATTATTCATATGGTGGATGTCAAAGACCAGGTGATTCAAAGAAAATGAAGTTAATAGAAAATGAAATTCTAAAGAGAATGGGAGGTAATAAATAATATGACTAAAGAAAAATATAAAGAAGTATTGGAAACACAATACAATGATGTGATAGCAAAGATTCAAGGATGGCACGAACTACCTAATGTATTACAAGCTTTAAGTGATTACACAAATATTTGTATCACAATGTGTGAAAGAATTTATGATGATAAAGAAATAAATTACTCTGATTATATTTATTTGAATGAGCATATCAATAACAATCTTAAAGAAGTTTGTAGGATTGTAAAGAAAGGATAACTTATGAGCAATTATATTAGTCTTAGTCGTCTGATTAATGAGTTAAATAGAACGCTCGGTATCACTAGTGATATTGAGCGCGAGAATTTAATTCAATTGTATTATAATCAAGGATTGATAAGTTATAGGCAATACTACCTTTTAAGGTCTAGTATTGTTAAACACGAGTACATCCACAACTATTTTATTCAAATATACGGTGAGAATTGGTAGGTGATAAACATGAACAATGATATTAAAATTGAGTTGGAATTTTATTTTACATTTGACAATTTAGTTATTTTACATTCTACAGATTACAGAATCGTTTGGGATGAGTATATTAAGTATTATAATAAATATGGTCCAAAACATGAGTATTATTTATATACTGTCAATAAACACGATCTTAAAGATTTTATTAAAATAAAGAGTGATAATTAATATCACTCTTTTAATATTTACTCAATATATAGCTTAATAGTCTTTTCGTTTCCTGGTTGTTGTAATACACACAACCATCACGATATGATCGTATTAACATGTTTAAGCGTTGATCTTTACGCCATAGTTTCGCGATCATCATATTTTCGCGGTTATTACTGCCAATAGAATAACAATATCCATATTCCTTATTTATCTGTTGATTGATATAAACATAACCTGTATTCATATCAATCCAAGCGCCATAATAAATATCATCATAGTATAATGTACACAAATAATCACATACATTTGTTTTCTTTTTTATAAAGTCGTTTGTATCATATGCAAACTTACCAGCGTTATATTCTCCGTATGTCGTTCCGCTTATAAGTTTATGAAAATTAGATTTTTCTTGGTTTCCTTTTTTATATTCATTGTGACATATTTGTACAACAATTTGCTCTACTGATTCATTGCCTTTAAATGTGCTGAACTCTTTCTCTGGGTCGGGTGTGATACCGAAATAGCTAAAATACGGGTTAACGATACTTGCGTTGTTTGCTAATAAATAAACATGTCCTTCTCTTTGACGAAAGATAGAATCAATAATATTTAATAAAATTTCAACTTCGTTTGAAATGTATGCATTAAATCCAGCCTTTTCGGGTATAAACTCGTCAACAATTATTGTATCAATGTCTACATAACTTGTTGATTTTAAACTTGCAAAGGCTGTTAAGGATGTTGCATAACCCATTTCGCAACCATTGATATAAAAGGTGGTAAAGTTGCTACCACCTGTTATTTTAAATTCATCATCTTTAAAATTTTCAAACTGATCATTTAAAAATGTTTTAATTTTCTTTAAGTCAGTTTTGTATCTTCTTAAATAAAGGAATTGTTTTCCTTTTTTCTTATATCTGCTGATACAGTCTTTTTTGAATCCATATGTTTTACCAATACCACGACCCCCGATGATGAAATTTAAAAATTTGTTGTATGACTTTATATTGGTAGGGCTGTACCAATCAATTGATTTTGTCATTTGAATACTCCATATGGCAGGTAATTAATACCCTTTGAGTTTAACTCACCGCCAGCCATCCAGCGACGTTTACCACTGCCACCAATCCAACTAATCCACACATAGCCATCACGTTTAACATAACCGTCATATCTTACACTCATACCATTTGTATAATATAAACCTGTGTCATTGCCTTTTTGACTTGGGGCTTCTCTGATTTTAATTGTGCAATTTGGGTAGAAAGTACCATATTCCTTAATAAAATCACTTGGAATTTCATTTAAAACTTTCTCAGTTTTTTCATCATTTAAAATCATAGCTTTCGGCATAAACGCTGTATCATATGTGGCTGAATATGGAAGTGTAACGATATTAACTAAACCGTTCTTATCTCCTTGATTAGCCCCTAAAAATCTTCCGCATACACCGTTTACATCACTATCGAAAATCGCAATATGTGACAAAGGCGTAACATTTGGGATTTCTTTAAATACAACAATTGCACCTGGTTGTAACTCTGTAATTTCAATACAATTATATGTCATTCCGTTTGTTTCTCTGTTTAACCAAATATCCTTAACATAACCACTAGATGTACAACTAGCGCCCTTAAAACCGTTCTTTTCACACCAATCAAAGTATAAATCCCAACATTGAGAACCGTAAGCATGGTCACGATCTACATATGTACCCAATACTTTTTTTCTATAATCATAATATTTATTTACATCAATATTCATATTCATTACCTCCTAGAAAATATTAAAAAATAATCCATATTCCTGTAGCTCCGTATATAACTCATTTTCAATGGTGATAACTGCACGCCTTGAACCTTGTAATACTTCCGCTAATGTTTGAATACCAATATTACCTTTACGCTTAAAGCTGTACTCTTCATGTCCTGTTGTATCATTCGCGCTTTTAGGTTTGGTGATTGTCTTAGCAATGTTATTAACATAGTCGTTTGTTTCAATGTCAATACGTCCTTCAGGAGTTACAGATTGTAAAGCGATACTCGTATCTTCTCCACTGGCTTGTGTGTTACCTCGACTATCACGTGTATAAGTTTCCGTGTAGTTCGTGTTTGCCGTTGGGTCGTCCTGGTCTTGAAAAGGAATAGTTTTAAACAACGTATAATATCTATCCATATTAATTTCAAACCAATGTTGCAACTCAAACTTCCAATATGCATAGGTTTCTTGGCCTATCTCGTCAAACCAAAAATGTTTTAAAATACCGGTTTCAAATGCTTTACGTCTTTCGGGATCGTCATAAAAAGGATAATTAAAATCAAAAATCTTTTTTCGTGCGATCTCTAACACTTCCATATCACTTAATTCATATTGAGAGTCAATTAATTCTGTTAATGCTAAATTGTGACATACGCCGCAAATTGTTTCGGTATTTTCAGCAAGGACCGGGCTTTGTAAATTCAATAAATAGTTAGGAACCTTTAATTTATTAAACATTTTTTTCACCTTCTTTAACACCCAAATTTTTATTAATATTAAAATCTTTAATACTTGTGTTCGAATCTAATTCAAGTAATTTCATGATTTCTTCGTAATCTTCATATGGAGCAAATTCTACACTCGCATTTAATCCAAATTTTTTATTTAATTCCTCAATCGCTTTTTTACGTTCGCTTAACCAAATATTTCTAGACGCAATAACCTGTTGATTGTTTGCGTTGACCTCATCCGAAACTAATCTTTCTTTTTTATCCATATTCGCATTTTCAATGCCTAAGAACGTCATGCACTCTCTTAAAATAGCTTGTTTCATTCCGTGTAATTCGTCGGCAATAAAGGGTGCGTTCGTTTGTAAAATATTAATATCCTCTGTTCTAAATCCTTTTGATGTAAAGATCGTTTGCACACCTTGTAAAATCTTTTTCATGAACACTTTAAATTGCTGTAACATTCTTCTATCACCTGTAATGATATACGGTGTCCATTGCATAGTTAAGTTTTGGTCCATAGTTCTACTTGTTAATGCTAATTTTTTGGCATAAAAATTTAAGTATGGAAACAATCCAACATATAAAGGACTGTTTTTCATAACAACGCACTCTTCACTTGTTAACGTCTTTTTAACAAGTGGACTTGTGGAAACCGTATGATATTCTGTTGGTAAAGTGTAATGGTTTAAACGACCGCCTAGTGTGATTTCACTACATATCAAACCTAACCTTTCATCATTATAAAATCCAATGTAACCACGTGTCTGTAAAATGTATTCTAAATAGAATGTATTAATGGACTCCGGCAAACCTTTATATTTAAACATGTTTAAACTCAACATTTGTAAATATGTGTAATAAATAAAGTCAGCCTCTCCATTCTTCATTGTAGCAATATCAACCGCATTACGGCAATAATCCGTGAATGAACTTGTATCATTCAATAAATCCATTTTAATCATCTCCTTTTAATTATATGTTAAATAAAAAAGGTTGAAACGTCAACCTTTTATATTAATGTACTTTTCTGTTTAGGTAGTTACCGAACTTATCAATATTTTCACTTTGGTATCTTTCCGTGTTTTCACGGTCATAGTTTCCTACTTCTTTATCATGCCATAGTGTAATACCATTATCAAATACACGTTTAATTTTTTCTAGGTCGCTTGGGTCGATGTTCGTTCCTTTAATATTACATTTTACAGTTTGAACGTAATTCCATTTAGATTTACTGTGTAAATTTGGGTAGTCAATTGTATTCGTTGCATAACCGCGCGTGTTCCATATTTTGTTTAATTTATTACGGTATTCTTCAGTTGGTTTATACGCAAATAAAAGTAATGTATTCAAATCTAAAGCCGTTTGGCGTAGTAAATCGTTTGAACCGGTTACAATACTGTCAGCGGTTGCCTGTGCGTCGTGAATACGCGCGTTGTAACTATCCATAGCATTCTGGATATTTGTTTGATTTTGGTATCGTGTTGTTAATTGTCTTAATTGATTTCCGATTTCGGTTGATTGACTATTAGCACTAGCCTGTGCGTTTGCATTAGCAAGTGCATTTGCATTTTGTAAATTAGTCTGTTTTGTATTGATTTGATTTTGTATGGCTGTGTTTCCAATACCTAAACCAGCTCCAACCAAACTACCTACAGCACCGCCAATATTACCGGTTAACGCGCTGGCAATACCACCACTTAATCCACCTATGGCACTTATACTAGCATTAATCATGTTTGATTTGTTTTGAAGATCATTCAAATTACTAGCTAAATTTGTATTACGTGCGGTAGTACTTAAATTTAAGTTATTTTGTAGGCTTGTCTGAGCACTTAACGCATTACCGGTTGCACTGGCAATAGCTGAATTTGCTTCATTTGATCGTCTAATATTAGATAATCCTACGTTCATTGAATTACGCGATGATTGTAACATTAAAGCGGTTGTATCACTAATAATAGGTAAACTAGACTCATATTGAGATTCAAAAGAGTTGTCTAAGTTTAGCATGATATTATTACCGATAGAATGCTTTTTAACTTTATAATTAATTGGAACTACATTCATTTTAGATGAGTTAGGCGAACCAACAAAAGCGAATTGCATTTTATGTATATCTTCCCATAACTCATTCTTAAATAATTTTGTTGTTCCGTTGCTATCACTTAATATAAAATAACTGTATGGGTACCATAGCATTTTAGTATTGTCACTTAATCCAACACCTAAATAACTCATAGCGTCTATAAAACGTGATTTTGCAAATTGGTCTGAACTAGAATCATACATACTAGACATGACATAAGGTTTATAAGTTAGTATCTGATAGTTACCTTCTATTCTACCCTCAAAGCAATCTCTTTTTATAATAATTTGGCTATCTTCTACTACTAAACCTGGAATTGAATTCGTTACAACAATAGAAACACATTTACCAACTAATTTTTCATTTGATCGTATTGCGTTCATGATATTGGTTAAACCTGTAATAGTTACAACCGCTCCGGATGTTGACCCTATTTTCAATGTTGTTATGTCACCACCTGTAATTCGTGAAAAAGGAAAAATATAATAATTAATTTGTGATGGACTCCCTAGCGTTCCATGTGTATATGTGTCTTTTCCGTCCATTGTACAAGTCATACCAATAACAACATAACTTATATCTTGGTTCGGGTCTAATCTAATGTTGTTTTCACTGATCAAATCCGTTCCAATCTCTAAATTTTCGGGTTGTGTATTAATACATGGGTAATATTGACCATCTTGTGTATAAAATTGTGGTCTATGCTCATACGCGATGTACGACTCCATAAAGTTACTTTCAATTTCAAAACGCCATGTTTGTATTACATCTGTTTCAAAGCTAATACTTGTGGCATTGTCATTTAAATATCCTAAACTTGTAATAAAACAGTAAATCCATTTTGATTTATTGCCTGTATCACCGTTTTGGTAAATTAAATAATTATATAAACGTAGATCATCATAAACACCGGGTACGACTACCGTACCATCTTTTCTTTGGTATGTGTAATTTTCAAATTCAATGTGATCATAGTTATTAATGAAAAAATTAAATTGTTCTTCCGTGTTATTAAATGCACCCCAAAACGTATTATTCATTGCGTCAATTTCTAATCCTTTCAACAAATAAATTTTGCTTTGTGGTGTAAATTGGCTATTTACAACCCCTATACTCATTTTTAATCATCTCCTTTTATTTTATAATAAATAAAAATAGTTGAAAGTTCAACTATTTTATTTATCTTTAATATAATTATAAATTTCACGCGCTTTAGTTCCACGCTGTGGCTGGTTCGGGTCGGCTGGTCTTTCATAATTCGCTAGAAATTCAATCGCTAATGTGTATGGGTCGGCGGTGGATTTTGAAAAGCTTGCAAAACTTTCGGGATAGGTTGCTGTAGCAATCCACTGCTGGTTATTTTCCATTTCCCATTGAATTCTCTCACATTCACCTACACCAAACTTTGACACATCCGGGTAATATCCTTTTTCTTTTAGCCAGTCAATTATTTTCGTCCACGGCGTCCATTGTACTAAACCATAACCACGTGAGGCAACCGGTTGTGCAAATGGTACATCACCCTCCCAGCGGTTCGGGTTAACAGTACTTTCAAAATAGGAGTTTCCCAATATACCAGCAACCGCGTTTGCGGTCCAACCTCTCGCTTTAAAGAACTGCCAAAAAGCAACCCAATTTTGTTTAGATTCATCTTCTGTAAGTGGTCGAGTATTATTAATATCACCAGGAATAAACCATTTACCAACCGGTGTTGGTGGTTCGGGTGGTATTTCTTCTTTCGTTTTATAAAAACCAAAATCAATACCTAAACCATCTAACATGAAATAATGTTTAGTGTATTTGTATATGGGTTCGGGTGTTGGAGGTTGTCCACCTTCAAATGTTTTCCACTGTTGCCCATACCCGTTTACAATATTCGTATCATTTACATAAAATACTTGTGTTGGCAATACTGAACCACTTAACGCATAGCACTGATTACCATACCTACATGTAACACCATAATAAACAATCCCGGCATTCTGTGTAAATGTTTGGTCAATATGGCAGTGGTCACCGGTAGCCATTCCAGCCGTACCCGTATGATAAATTAGATCACCTTGTTTATATTGTGTTGCGGTTGGTGGGTTTGGGTCATGCGTAAAACTTACAGTAACATAGCTTAATCCGTTTGGAGTCCACACGGGATTATCCGAACTGTAGGCGCGTGTATTACCTACACCAACACCATCACTATAACATAAATGACAAGAAAAAGGAGCATACACGGGTACACGGACCTGCCCATTAATTGCATTATCAAAAGGATGTCCACAGCAATGTGACTCTGCCGTTGGACTTGACCATTGCGTGATGTTCATTGTTTCCATAGGAAATAAACAAACCTCATGGCCATCATGTACTAGTTTTTGTCCTGGCTTCATAAATTTAATTCCTCCTCTATTATTGTTAACTCGTTTAATTTCTCTTTACATATATTATAGCGTTCATAATCTACATCTTTTAAAACGTGCATAGCTTGCATATAAAACTCGATATAAAAATAAACACTTAATCCTTCCGGTAAGCTATAAGGAATATCTTCCGGTTTAGTCATTTTGTAGATACTTGATAATTCACATTCTTTTTTATCCATAATTAATACCTTCTACTATATAATAAAATAAAACTAGCTTATGAGCTAGTTTTTTCTAAAATAAAAGTAATACAAGTATTCAAATCTAAATTACCGTTTGCCTCTTCTTTTCCTGTGAATTTTGTTACCGCTGGTATAAATTTAATAAGTATACTTGTATAAGTTGAGTCATCACAGGATACACTCGTGTTATCTAAGTTCATATATACATAATCAATTAATTCACCGCTACTATCTGTAAGCTTAAATATATTGTTTTTTAACAAAGCTATTTTTAATGTATAACCGCTTAGATCAAGACCCATAATAATAGAATTTGCGTTATAATATGGCGCTCCTTTTGTGTAAGGTTGATTATATTTAAAATAATAGTCTAATTTTTTAATTGATTTATCTTTACTTTCATTTAAAACATAATAATTTGTACCACTTTTATTTAGTTTCATAAATGAATCTAATCTCGTATCAACTAAATTTTCAACTAAATTTTCAACTCTAGTATCTAATGTAGGTTGTAAATTTCCCCATTCAATATTAAATTGTTCTGTTGTAGCTTGTTTACTTGCGGTTATAGCATATTTTATTTGTTTGTCTACAATCTCATTCCACTGTACCACTACATCATTCACAGCTTTTATTACCCATTCAATATAACCTTGCAATTGGTTAATACATTGGTAAATATTCATACCCGTATTAAATGCGCTGACATATTGTTGAGCGAGATTTTTACCACTTAATTTTAAATCACTGTATTTCGGTAAAATATTTTGTAGTTTACCATCATCAATAATACCCATATTACTCGCCTCCTTCACTATATCCAATTAAAGTTTTTAATTTGTCCGGTAAAATATCGGGGTTAATTTTAGAAATGTTTTCAATAATACTAACAACTTCTGTAATAACCGCATAAGTACAAATTACAGGCACTAGGTCTACCCCAAAAGGTAAAGTCAATAAATTTTCAGCATAATTAATTAATACACCTAATGCGTAACAGAACACAAATCCAACTTTTTTAAATAGTCCATCTCTTAATTTACTAGACTTAATTTGTTCGCCATCTCTAATTGCTCCAACAATTCCAGTAATAAGGTCCAAACCATTAAAAACCAATGCCACTAGAATAATTTTCATTTTAATCACCTCTTTCTTTTTCTATCATAATAAAAAATAGTTGAATGTTCAACTAATTTTAAATAAAAAAGAAAAAAGAGTTAAATTAATAACTCTTTTTCCTAAGTTGCAATTTACCTAAATAGAAAGGAGGGGTGTCATGTCCTACCCATGACACTGATATTATATCACAACTACACGTTATAAACAACCTTAATATCACACGTAACATTCGAATTTGTGTCTTTAATTGTTACTGTGGTTAATCCTTCAGTGTTAATCGCTTCTAAGCCTTTAATTGTAACGTGTCTTAAATCATCCGTTAACGTTGCACTAACCATTGTTTGCTCGCCTGATGTTGCCGTTAAACTAATAGGAGCATTCAAACCACTAGTCTGTACGCTAAATGGTACTGTTACACTACCACCTTTTTTAACTTGTACAACTGTAGGGTTGGCGTAAATCGCTGTAACTTTTTCATCAACATCACCTGAAACAAACGCAATCGCATTTGCAAATCTAGACGTTGCAATACCTTCCCAGTGATGCAAGAAATAATTCCAGTATAAGCCTTTAGCGTTATAAGCAACGCCTACACTATATTTCTGATCAAATACTCTATAAATTTCACTGTCAACAACTAACGCTTCAATTGTTCCTTGTGTTGTACTAGGTAAAGTTGGTAATACTAACACGTGTGCTTTAAATTCTGCAAATTCTAATTGGAATGTCTGCGCTAACCAGTCAATGTTTAAATAGCTATTTGATTTTCCGTTTAAAATAACGTAAATATCTTCATAGTCATTTTGTTTAGTCACTGCCATTGCGTTATATTCATTTGTTGGCTCCGTCAAATAAGATACATATTCTGTAATTTTACGGGCTAATTCTTTAGCCGTGTCCGTATCAGTAACAGCACTTGTTTTAACGATTTTCATTAATCCATTTTCATAATGTGTAACTAAAGCAGATTTCATATAGTTATAATCATCTTTGTTATCACCATTATACATAGAGTCAACAATACGAGCAATCAAACTATTTACACCGTCCCAGCTGACAAAATACTTACGCATATCATCATCTGTAATTGTTGCTGGATAATATGACTTACGGTTAACAACATAAAATGCTGTTTTAATATCCGGCAACTCACGTTTAAATAAAGTGTTTTCCGCGTCGGCTTGATCGTAAGCATGCTCTTTTGCACACTCAACAAAATATTCTTCCATTGTATAGCCTAAAGCCATATTTTCCATTTTAAATGGAGCTAACTTGTTTGTTAAAATATTTCGGTGTGCGATCACTCGACCAATTCGAGTTGCTAAATTCATGAACTCAACACCTAAACTATCAGGATATTCTAATAATCCATTCATAAATTCTAATGATGAAACATCATTAGGATCTCCAATTGTTGACTGAAAATTTGGAGAAGATACTCTATACATTGCACTCGCGACTTCCTGACCTGTTGGTTGCGTTTCCAATCCTAAATCTTCTTGAATCGCTTTTGCAACGTCTTTCCCTGTTGTTCTTGGCATATATAATCACCTCTTTCGTTTTAAATGCCTAATTTTCTTAAATCCATTGGGTTTTTATGTTTCGGTTTTTCATCTCCGGAACTTTCAACTCCAATTTGCATAAATAATTTACTGTTAGCCTCTGTCAAAGAATTATTCTTTTCGACTAATTTTGTGTTTTCAGCTTTTAAATCATCTAATTCTCTAAAGTTTTTTTCAACTTCAGCGCGCATATCATTTAACATGGTTGAGCGTTCCGCTTGATCTTCAACTGTTAACACTTCCGTAAATTTACTTCTTAATTCGTCACGTTCCATATTTACACATCCCTTCTATTTATAAATATATGATATTAATACTGTAAAGTCAATATAAAATAAAACCCTCTTTTACGAGGGTTTCATAAATATAGGTTGTAAAGTTTAAAGTGTTACCAGCTAGATTACTATGCCTAATTATGTTATCAGCACGTTTCACCGTGAGTAATTCTGATATACATGTCTGATTTCCGATCTTTATTCCTTACATATTAATAATATCATGTTATTTTATTTTTTCAAATCTTCTTTAATTTTTTCTTTGACATATTTACTAAACTTTTTCTTTTTCAATAAATCTTCAATGTAGTCAACAACTTCAACTTCCTCTTTATTCACACAAACGCAATATTTATTAACATGATCTCGGTACCATTGGTTTCTATGTTCTTTCGATTTTTCACTCATCATGATTATCACCCCCCTTTTCTTTACACCATACCAGCGGTTTACCTAGTATATACGTATGTACAAATTCACTTGTTTCATGATTAACAATGCCCCAACCATCCTTTAGATATTCATTTAATGCGTCAATATCTTTTCTATACGCACTATAATCATAATCTTTTATATTTCTCACAATAACAACTTTATTCTTCAATGGAGGGCTTCCAAACATAATCTCATTAAATTCTTTTAGTCTTTTATCACACTCTTCAAAAATTCCTCCATTTTCATAAGTTAACATCTGATATTGTAGTTTATCAACATCTTTTCGTAAGGTTTTATTTTCATTTCGTAAATGAGTATAACTATAATCCATAATCAAACCAACGAAAACAACAACAACTATATTTAATAACAAAGTAATCATTTCTTTTCACTCCTTACCATTTCAATAAAAAATATTAACATTCCAATCGCATACACAACAAATAAAATTACTATTATAATTAATAATAAATCCATAATATCACTCCTTTATAATCCATATAAATATTAGTATCATTCCTATTGCATAAACAGTGAATAGAAATGTTACGCCAAAACAACACAACGCCATAATTAAATATTTTGTTATAGCACTTAAAACACTTATCACTTTATCCCCTTCCTATCTACTTTTAATGCTGAATTGCCTATCAACTAATACAATACCACCAGGTACATGTGTCTTTTTAAGACAGTCATTAATAACATTGCCGACTCTAAAGTTATCATATGTTACATTTTGTTTAGCCTTTTGTGTCATACCAGCACATTTAACGTTTAAATAATAACAAACACCCTCACGAATATAATACAACTTATCTTTACAGTAGTTTTCACTAATAAATTCCTGCTGGTGTTCCACATAGTCCTTATAACTAATCTCAATTTCTTCCACATACGACTTAGCGCCAATAAAATAAGACCTATTAAATACAGATTCTAGACCCCAATAACCAAGCTCTTTATCGTCAATAATATCTTTAATAGCGTCAGGAACTTGTGTGCCTACTAAGTGTATTGAATCCGTATCAATATATGCGACTCTGTGAATACCTACCTTTTGCGCAGTACTGATTGTATATTTACGCGCATATGCGGTCACGAACTCACCATATGGGAGATAAATAGGGTCGCGAAATTGTTCGTCAATAACCTCTTTCACTTCTCCATCTTCATAAGTAGTAAACATAGGGTCATGCAAACGTAAAACCCCATCATCTTTATCAATAAATGGGATTTTAGGTGTTACATTTGGATTCGTTGCAAATTTTCCGTAAACCGAATTTAATTGTCTTTTAGCAATAAATCTTTGTGCACCTTTAGAATTCTTTTTAACTTCCATTTGCTCATCTATGAACTGGCGTGCAATACCTACACAACCTCTAAATTTATATCCATTAATAAACTCAACATCATAAACATCATATTGTTCATTAAATAATTCCCAATCAACACTCGTTACAGTCATACAAACAACATCACCGTTTGAGGTGTCAACATATTTTTTACTCCCAAAAAATCGACTAAACTTATCTAAACTAATGCATGGTATATGATCTTTTTTAATATCAAAAGCAAAACTCACAACACCAACCCATAACGGGTATTCATCATCCTGTTGATATTCACCATCAAAATAAACAGGTGTATCATACGGTAATAATTCATAATACATACGTGATGGAAAAAGTGAATTGACATCAAATACAATGCCTTGCCCTATTTCTTTTTCTTTTAATTCCGGATTTGCCCACACGAAACCACCACTATAAGCAGGTCTTAAATCACTGTCAACATTCATTTCTAACGGTGGAAAAATTTTCTCAAATGCCATAGGCAAACTTTTCTTAAAAGTCTCAAAACTACAGCTGGTGGCTGTCATTTTGTTAAATCCTAATTTAAAGCATTCATTCAATGCCATACCTTCAATATCAATGTCATTAAATAAATAATCCACTTCATGTTGTGTTAGCTCGTGTCCGAGCTCACGTTTTTCCTTATAATCTAACTTTAATTTTCGTATTGGTAGATTAAAGTCATGTGCGATCTTCTCAATACTAAATGGGATTAATTTAAAGCTATCCCATATTGTAGTTTTTGTTGAGCGATAAATTGAATATTTCCACCATATATCAATGGAATACCACAAACCGGTATTAGAGATTATTGTTTTAAAACACCCTGTTTTAGGCTTGTCCGAATACTCATATCCATTACTTAATAACCAGCTTACAATAAATTCACCATCAAAAGCTAGATTGTGAAAATATAATTTACGTGTTTTCTGTTTACACCATTCAATGAAACCGTCAATACTATTTCCATATTCTTTTACACTTAAATCACTAACAAAACTTGCGCCCCATGCCCAAACTCTACAGTCTAAAGGGTCGGTTGTAGTTTCAAAATCACAAGCCCATATTTCTTTAGGCTCTTTTTTCTTTGACATACTACAACCCCCTTTACATTATTCTTTGTATGTAACAATACCATCTTTGACATAAGCACGGCCGGTAAACACCGCCAAACTATCTCTTACATCCGCCATATCTGCTTTTATAGCTTTACTTAGCTGTTCGTTCACAAATTTTTGATTCTCTGTGTACTCACGACTTAAGTCTAGATATTTAAATGTATCAATTGCCTTTCGTTCTTGATATATCCATTTGAGCAATTCATTATCTGATAATGATTTCATATCTTTTAAAATTTCTTGCCCTTCTTCTTCTGTTATATTACGCCCTCTTATTTGTTTACCAATAGCAGTTTTATAATTTTCTCTAAATGTAGTGATTTTTTTATTTTTCTTTTTCGTATTTTCTCTTAAACTTTCAATTCGATTATCTAACTGTTTAGGATATCTATACGATTGAATGTTAACATGATGGACCGGTTCAAAAAATCCGCCTCTATCATCTTTTAATACAGATAAAGCCTGCCTAACTGAAACACCTGTTAAAATACCGCCTTTTGTTTCCTTAAGTGTATTTAAACCTACAGTTCGTATTAATTTCTTTTTCTGTTTGTTCTGTTTATCTATCAGTTTATTTGCCTTTTCAACATCATTTCGATTGAAAACAACACCGTATTGATTTTGAATATAACGATTTTCTTTGTTGAATCGTTCAATAGAACGTAAATATTTATTAAATTCTTTACGATCATTGAAATCTTTTATTGTACGAATATCATTAAAAACAACATCCTGCCCCATATTTTGGGCTTTTGTTGCAGTTCTTTTAGCACTTGCTATTGCGTTACGTAACCGCTTAACGTCTCTTGTTGACTTCCTCATTTTAGCCATTTTAAACACCCCCATTTTAAGTCAAAAATAAAAGGGTGTTTGGCTAACACCCTTAATTAATTAGGCTATTTAACAGCCATGCTTAAATATTTATTTGAGCTTGAGTTTGATTTTTTCTGAATGATTGTAACACATACCGGTTCTTTAGTCCAATCATAGTTAAACACCTGTTTTAACTGCTTTAAGCTTTGCAAGAAAGGTTTACTATTTGTCGCATATGCTTTACCTTCTTTATCAATTACAGTAATTAACTTGCTACAGATAATCTCACCTGTTTTTTCATTTTCCTTTTCTACATCTTGCACGATATATCCAGTTAACCATAAATCTTTACCGACTTGATCTGATAAACCTTCCGCATTGTTAACAGCGTTGAATAAGTTCACACGTTGTTCGTGTGTCATATCCTCAGTTACTACCAAACCTGTATTTTCCATTGCTACTACTTCATTTTTTAAATTTTCCATTTTAATTTTCTCCTTTTAATTTTTAATGTGCTTTTCTAATTAAATTATTTTCAGTTGTTTAATTTTTGGATTAAGCATAACACCATTTTACAATCTATACGCTTTTATAGAAAAGTCATAACTAATCAACATTTTACATGTCACACCTCCAATAATTCATCAATTTGCATATTTATTAACACAAACCACATAACTAACATTATGATTAATAATATAATGAAAATTATGTATCTGTTTGACACTTTATAATATTTAAAGTTTCCTTTACAGTGCTGGTATATTTGGTATACAGATAATAACACCCAAATTATAAAACTTGCAAGGATTAAATTACTAATCATAATTATACCCTCGTCTTTCATTTTCTTGAATCATATCACCAAGTGAAACAACACCTTGAAAAACCTTACGTTTAAACAACGACATGGTGTTACATCCAAATGAATATGTAGCTATAATACTCTTTGAACCTAATCTACAAATATCCATTCTAATTAAATGTCTGCGCTGATAAACTAAATGAAAAGCTAGTTTATAATCACATAGATACGTTTCTATAATATCAACAATGTGGTTTACATTATCCATAGTCAACTCACTTGGATTATGTGAATGTTTGTAAATTCTACTCATTCTAAACACTCCTTTAAATAATAACTTAGCTTATCAGCATATTTTGATAACTCTTTAAAATCATCTAGTCTAATAAAATCATCTAAAAATGCACAATATAAAATTTCATCAAATAAAATAATATAAGAATTACATAAAACTTCAAATCTCAACCCATAAAACATCTTTGACGACTTGATAAAATCCCTACCACTTCTATAAATCGCTGACATTGCACAACGATATTCTTCTTTTCTAGTCATTGTTTATTACCTCCCATTCTCTTTAGAATTTCATTTTCTATTAACTTCATTTTCTTTGAATCACCTGGTCTTTGACATCCACCATATGAATAATGAAATAACAACCCATATGTTTCTAACAAAGTAGAGATCGTGTCACTACTAATTAAGCGTTTAAATCTTTCTAGATCATCCATATTAACAACCTACATTATTACTAAAACAAATCATCATCATTTAATACATTCATATATAACAGACATTTAAAACGCATTAAACTCAAACACTCATCAAACACAATTAATAGTTTAGATCTTTCATGTTCATAATCGGTTAACATAAAACCAACATTATAACCTCCATATAATTCACTAGTGTATTCATTAAATATGTGGTTAACATCATCCACATTATCACATTCATACATCAATTTTATACACTCATCTTTTATTGAATAAAAATAATTACATAATTTTTTAAATCTCTTATCACTCATTTTTGTGTCCCTCTCTTTCTTTACACTCATATTATATCACAAGTATCCTAGAATACAAGTATTTTGTAATTTCACATAATCCACTACGGAGCCTGGCGGGTCATTATTCAATGTAGTGTTAGACAAGACTAACTAGGATTATGTTGTGTGGTGTGGTGCCATGTTAGTTGAGACTAACTAAGACTGTATTGTATGGCGTGATGTAGTGCAATACTGATTGTGTCCGCGTACTGTGAACATGTGTTCATTAATGGGGAACATGGTTATGATGACACTCTTTAGATC